CGTGACCCATCCAAATACCAAAAACACCTGTCATAACGCCCATAACGACTGATACGAACGCAGATTGACTAGCAGTTGGTGAATCGAGTTGCATGAACCATTCTGCACATCTCCACGACATCAATGTACTTACTAGCATCATCAGTCTCGGAAGAATTTTCCATTTTAAAAACGTCTCTACATTCATTTTAATAAAATTTCGTTTAAACCAAAACCCTCTAATAATATTAACGTAAAAAATAATAAAAGAACACCACCTGCAATTAGTTTTCCACTAAAGTTAGTTGATCCTATTTTTATAGCAACAAATTCATTGCCTAATATTCTAAGAGACAACTCAAAACTGTTTTCATCAATTTTTACTTTTATTGGTTTTTCATTCATCTTCTACTCTCTTTGTAAACCCAAGCAAGGAAAAACAAGAAACCAATCACCGTGCAAGCTAACACAAAGTAACCTATGTATTCCCATATTTTTCTTATAAACTCTTGCCTAGCATAAACTTCTTCTTTTCTCTGTTTTCTTATTTCTGCTTCCATTTGGAGAATCTCGTTCCAAGAATTACTGCCATAATGAAAATTAATAAAAGTTTTAAGCTCTTGACGTTGAGCTTCTAATTTCTTTTTTGCTGTAAAAGCCTCAATTGCACTAGCTTCAATTTCATTACCTTTAAATAATTTTCTTAATGGTGAAGCGTTTTTAGCAGTTTTTTCTGCATTATCAATATCACTTAACGCTGACATCCAACGCCCTAAATCTTTGCCCATAGACTCTATTTCGCGTCCAGCTTGAAATCCACGTTTGATTGCGTTGAATGCAGTATTTGCTGCCGTTATGGCTACACCTATGGTTGCAGGATCAATGATAGTCCTCCATTAAAAAATACCTTTAAATTTTTGTGGTTTTGCTATATCAGAAAACTTTTTAATTATGCCACCACTACGTTTTTTTACTGGCTTTTTTACTTTTACTTTTTGGCTTTGAGGTTTTGACTTTTTTTTCCCTGCTTTCGACAATGCTATCGCTACTGCTTGTCTCTGTGGGTATTTCTCTGACCTCAACTTCCTTATGTTCTGGCTGATTGTTTTCTGACTCTTGCCTTTCTTCAAGGGCATCTATTACTCCTTCTTTAATGAGTCTTCTTTTTATTTTTTTTTGTTTTTCGACCTCATAAATTTTTTCTCTAACAGAACTTGACATAATTTATCCTTTCATTTCTTTAAGAGCAGCTATGTCTCTTTTTGTTTGATCATTTTGATTTGCTATTTCTTCTTGCTGATCAATTCTTTGTTGATCAAGTAAAACATCATTTCTCTCTTTTTCTTTTTTAAATTCTTGCTCTACTTCAAATTGTTGTTGTCTTTGAGCTACTTCCTGTCCCCTTAATGCTAACTCTTGTTTTCTTATTGATACAAGAGGGTCTTCAGTCGGTGGTGGTGTTATTGATTGTGCATACTGCTCACTTATTTCTCCTGCTATTTCTGAAGCTCTAGATGCCACTTGATCTTGAAATTGTTTTATGGCATTAGGATCTTGTTGCATCATAGCTTGTTGCTCTGGTGTCATGTTAGCAGTAATCTCCTGTTGAGCTTGAATCTCTGACATCATAGCTATATGTTCAGATATATGACCCTGCAAGGTCATTACAATAGCTGCATTTGATTGTGCAATGGGTGTGGCTATCATTGCTAAATGTGCAGATATGTGTGCTTGATGGTTTTGTTCTGGAAATGCTTGTAATCTTGCACCTCTTAAAGCTTCTTGATTTTCTTTTGCAGGATTCATCGGCATAGGCTGTGGTGGAGGTTGTAATATCGCATCTATATTAGTGACACCTAAAGCTTCATACATTTTCCTGTATGCTTGATACATACCATTAGCTCCATGAATTTCAGGATTACTTTGAGCTAATTGCAGTTGTGTTTGTGCTAAAGCTATTCTTTGTGACATAGAAAATATGTTTGGATCTGAAACAGGCAACACATCAATCTTTTGATCAAAATCAGCTTGTTTAATTTCGGGTGGTGCGCCTGGTACTTGATACGGGTACATTGGAACACCCATAGCAAATATTCTTGCTAGTATTTTAAATTCTACTTTTTGTGAATAATGCAGACGTTTATGTATGGCAGACATGACTTTTGTACCACGTTCCATAATAGCCATCGTAGTTCCAACGGGTGCGTTACCCTGCATTTCACCAACCTTCATGTCAGCCATAGATGCAAAACGTCTTCCTGAATCAATTAAAGTGCCAAGTAATGAGTATAATGTTTGTGATGGCTCTTTAAATGGCAATGGCATAATTGCTTGACGTAAATCCATACCAACCATATCTACATCTCTAAACTCACCAGGATTAAGAGGTGTTTCATCATCTCTTATTCTTGCACCTCGTGCTTTAAATCCAGCAGGTAAATTAGATAAAGTCCCTGCATCTATTAATTGTCTAAGTATTGATGTCGAAGCTCTTGATAAGCCTCCTATCATATGTGTAAGACCAAAACCGTAAAAGCCAAGACCAGGCAAAAACTTATAGTGTACAAAGTAAGGTATTTTACTGCGTAACGGATCGGTTTCGTTGAAATTCCTTTTGATTGATAATACTTCACCAGATTTCTCCACTATTGTGACGATATAAGGCATTTTCAATCCAGTATTTTCGCCCATTTGATTTTGATCTTCAAAACCTGGCAAATCTAAATCGGTGTGTATTTCATATAATGTCAATTCTTCGTTGTAACTTGACTCTGAATGTATGCCTTCAATATCTTTAATTGTTTCTCTTACCTCGTTGTAATCGACTCCATCAGAGTCTGACGTAGGCAACTCAATATCTTTGTAAAACCCAGATAGTTGCAACTTTCTTACTTCATTAGAATCCATGCGAATAACATGACATATTCTCGTAGCAGTTTTCAAATCTGTCGCATTGTAAGGAACTATAAGATCCTCTGCGTGAACAAATTTAGATACTGCTCTTTGCAACGTGGGGTCAAAATAAACTTTTTTAAATGATGAACCTACGATTGGGAGATAAAACAACATTTGATCTAACTCAGGATCATACTCTTCCATCTCGTAAGTTATTTGATAATTCATAAAATTTTTAACACGTTCAGCCTGTGCTACTATTTCAGGAGTTTCTTGTCCTATAATGGCTGTCTTAACAGGACCTCCAGCAGGTAGTAATTCTCTATAAGCCTGTGCTTGAAACTGTGTAACAGATTCAGCAAGTAAAGGATGAACAATACCAGATGCACCTTCAAATGGTTCGGCTCTGTCTTCATAGTTCATACCGAGTAATTCTAAGCCACCTTTGTATTGATCTTCCCATTCTTTTCGTGAGTTTATATCTTCTTGTACTTCATTGACCATCTCAGATGATATACGACCAAGCTCTGTTTCATCAATAAATTCTGCAAGGTTTGCATTAAAAGGAACTTGTATAGGAGCAATCTGTTCTTCAATTTCTCCAATAACAACAGAACCATCATCCATCTCTGTAATGTTATCACCTATAGGTGCTTCTTCAATTTCAATAGATGCTACGCCTTGTGGTGCATCTAAATTCTCTATTCCGTCTACCTTTTCAATAGCCATAATATTACCTTACTGTAAATCCAGTTCCTGCTCTTGCTATGCCTCTACCACGACATATATTCTTACCTTTTTTGCCTTTAACATCACCACCATACTTAAACTTCTCAGCTAGATCTGCATCCATGTTTTTTTGTACAGACTCAGGCAACATTGAAAAACCTTTGAACTTTGGTGGAACTGCTTTGCCTTTAGTTGCCTCACCACCACCTTGCATCTCTTTAGCTTTAACTTTATCAATGGCTTCTGCTAAACCACCATCTTTCTTTTTTATTGCTAAAGGAACATCAGTACCCATAATCTTTTTTAAAACACTCATTGGTATAGGTTTAACCTTTACAGGATCTTTTATTATACCAGGTATTTTAGGTCCCATTTTTACACCACCAGTTTTTTTTGCCATTTTACTCTCCTGTTTCTGGGTTAACCATAATTGATTTTGTCATGTCTACAACTCCACCATCACTCATCATTTTGGGCATAATCATGTTTTTTTCTATATTCATCCCTCTTGGATTAGTAATGCTTGCACTTTGCACTGTCATCTTTATTGGTTTTGTTTTTATTTTTTTTGCTTTTGAGCCAGTTTTTTTCATCTTTCTTAAAAGTGCAGCAGCTTCTTTTCTTGTCATATCTCCAAAGGGATCAGCAGATGCAAGACCACCTATTTTCAACAACTTTAATTGTTTCATCTTAGTCATATCAATAGGTTTTACTGGAGGTGGATCTGTAACCCTCTTACCAGCTTTTATCTTACCAAAGTTTTTGCCAGGTACTGGTTGCCCTCTTCCAGCTAACTCTGCGTAAGCTCTTATTTTATCTGCTTCGTCTGACACTATCTCATACCTTTGAATTTACCACCACGACCACCGATGACACCACCCATGTTCATCTTTTTAACTTTACCACCATCCATCATGCCGACAGGTTGCGCCTTAGTCATGTCCATAACTTCACCACCCATTTCTTTTTTAATTGGTTTACCTAATTTCTTTACAATATCTTGTAAATCTTTTGGAAAGCTGTCCATGCTTGGACTTTTTATTATTTCTAAAAGTTTATTTATATCTGTTTTTGAAACTGCTCTTCTTAAATTTTTATCTAGTTCACTTGGCATTAGTAATACTCCATTTTTCTTCTATAAACTGGTTCTTGTTCATCGTCATCAGGAGTAGTGATAAAACCACCCTGTCTAAATCTTAGTATAGCCTGTGTCATCGAATCTGCCAAGTCATCAAAATCTCCATGAGGAAAACTGGCACACTCCTCAACAACCTCCTCTGCAAAATTAGCATCTGGTCTCCAAACCATACCACTTTCAAACACAGGCGCACAAGCGTTCATTCTTGCAAACTTGTCTGCACCCTTACTTGGTGTGAACGGAGTGACAGGTATTCCCATACGTCTAAGCTCCTGTGTCAATGGTGTACCACTAGCTTTTTGCTCTATTAATATCATGTCAGGATCATATGCTTCGCACAACTCATGTGCTTTTTCTTTAAGCTCAGGAAAGTCCCATCTGCCTTTTTCTGCATCAAGCAGGATGATGGCATCTCCTTCTCCTTCAACAGGTGTAAAAATACCCCAAGTAGTAATAGCACTATAATCAGAACGCTCAGTCTTCGTGAAAGCTGTGTCATATGATTGTATAATGTAGGAACACACAGGCGGCTCAGAATGATCCCAAACATTCCACCACTCTCTTTTTATTATTGCACCCTCTTCAGCAGTAGGGTTTTGCATATATTGTGAGTTCCATTTTGACACAGGTATAGAAGATTTAACAGCTTCTAATTCTTCCTTTGACCAATATTCTTCCCATAATACGTTACCAGTATCAGGAAATATGGCAGGAAACTCCACGACATCCCACCTGTCAGCACCACCCTCTGTCTGTTTCTGCAACACTCTTGCAGTCAAATCCTTAATACCCCAACGTGTCATCACAATAATTATAGATCCACCTGGTTGTAGTCTCTGTCTAGGTCCTGATGTGTACCAGTCATAAATACTGTCTAAGGCAGTTGGACTCAAGGCATCTTGTTCAGATACTGGATCATCAATGATAAGTAAATCAGCACCTCTTCCTGCTAATGCACCTCCAACACCAACAGCATAATATTCACCACTTTTGTTTGTAGACCATCTACCTGCAGCCTTTGCATCCGTTGCAAGTTTAACGTCAGGAAATATGTCTCTGAAATCCTCACTATCGATGAGGTTCTTGACTTTACGACCAAAACCTACTGCAAGTTCTGCTGTGTGTGTCGCTTGTATTATCTTTAAATCTGGTCTTTTACCCATGAGCCATGCAGGAAATAAATAACTCGCAAACTCAGATTTGGTATGTCTTGGTGGCATATTGACAATCAGACGTTTAATTTTACCATCTGCAACTGCCTGTAGCTTTTTTCCATAGATCTTGTGATGTTTGCCTTCGATAAAACCAGACCATATCTTCTTAACAAAACGTAAAAAATCATCTTGAGATTCAGATCTGTCCTCAAGTTTTTTAAGTCGTTTAAGCAAAGGGGCTACTTTTTGTAACTCCTCGTCACTTAAAAACTCAGCATATTGTAAATTGGTCATGCTACCTTAGTAAAAAATCTATCCAGTGCTTCAACTTGTCCACCATCTTGAAATCTTCTTGGTGATCTTATACCTGTAATTTTAGATATTAACTCATTAAGATTACCACCTCTAAAACCCACAGGTCTAAAACTTGCAGTCGATTGTCTAAATGGAGATTCAACTACCAATGGTCTTTCAGCACGAGTTGGTGTTACAGGAGCACCAAAGACATTTGGAGGTCTATCTTCTTTTTCTTTATCCTCTTCTTTTTGATCATCAGTAGTTTTCTTTAAAAACTTTGTTATTGGATCATCCTGACCACCATCGTCTTGCTGAAATTGCTCTAAGTCACGACCCTCAATTAAATTACCTAAGTCATCTTTAGCACCAATAATCTTGCCAGTATCAGGATCAACGACTGCATTTAAGCCTTGACTTACAATTCCATCAAACAACCTTCTATCAAACATTGATCCAACTTTGTTAGCTAATGTTGCAATTAAGTTTGGAAACTCAACATCACCAATCTTAAATGTTTCTTTAAAACGATCTGGTCTGTTTAATATGTCAGCAACTCTCTCTTGAGTTACATCACCTTGAATGTCACCAATATTTAATTCAGCAAAAGCTTCATCATCGCCTACGATTGATTGTTCAGGACCTCTAGCTAAATTAGTTGTTGTAGTTGGTGTAGTGTCTATTGTTCTACCACCAAATATTCTAGCTGCATCAGGAACAGTCTGTCTGAATGTATTTGCATCATCAACTCTTTGCTCAAGACCAATATTACCTAAAACATTTGGAGATACTGTTGTTAATTTGTCATCTAATGTTATTGGATCGAATGTTGTGTCAATATCAAACACAGTGTCTGGCATTTGTGGAGGACCTTGAACTGGTCTTAGACCTCTAGCTCCCTGCAATGTCTCTAATGCAGTGTCAGGGACTCTACTACCTAAATCAGCTCTAATTTCATTTATAGTTCTGTTGTTCCTAGCTATTCTATCGGCTGTATTTTGAGGACTTATATTTTGTGTGGTTGTGGCTAAATTAGCAACATCAGATCCAACTAATCCAGATGTTAATGTAGGTGCAGTGCCACGTTGTGCAAATTCATCATCATCAATATCACGAAGCTCTCTTAATTCTCTTTGTTCTTTGTCTTGAATACCCTTTGGTGTAAAAGCAAACTCAAAATCTTTTGCACTTCTTATTTGATCACCCTGTCGTAAAACACCTGGCACACCAACATTCTCTTCAAAACCTGGTGGAGCTGGTGATATTCCAACCTGTGTCTGCCCTATCGGATCTAACGAACCTAACTGATTTACATCTGATGTAACTGGTACATTAGTTCCAAGCTGTTGTAAATTTAAACCACCTAGAACTGAGGCATCAGTGCCACTTTGCAATGTGTTTAATACATCTGCTGTTTTATCTGCACCTATTTCAGTTGTCATAACTGCTGGTGTTAATCTCTCCTGCACAGCAGGGTCTGTAAAATCAACCTTATCGTCAGGTCCTACACCTAAAGCATTACTTAAAACATTAATCTTACCAGCTACTTCTTTTGCTGTATTTTCACCTACAGGACTGTATCTGTTTGCATATTCTCTTACAGTATCAACATTTCTCTTTGATCCATATGTGTCTGTCAAAGTGTTGATTGCATTTACACCAGATTGTAAATTGTCGAATATAGCAAAACCATCATTTGTTCTGCCAATCTCTCCATCAAAACCACCTCCAGCTCTTATGTTGCCAGGATTGTTTATGTTAGCACCTTTGCCTTGTCCAGCAACTAAATCATCTTCAATAGACTCTACTGGTGTTACTGGATCTCCAAACCCTCCAAAAGCATCTAAGCCTGGTATGTCTTGTGTTCCTGCAGCACCTGGCACAACTGTTTGAGCAACACTTGGTAATCCAGCCATTTGAACAAACTCTTCAGGATCTCTCATTTTTTGAACAGCCCTAGCTCCTTCAATTACACCTGCTGTTGTTCTGCCAAGACCCAACGGATCATCTAAATCTAAACCTAAACCAAAGTCTAATTGTGTTGGTGAAACTCTTGATCCTTGAGTAGTCTGTGCAACTGGAGCAACTCCAGCACTTGGTCTTAACCTGTTAAGCTGCTCTCTTACTAAAGGATCAGTGCCTGTGCCAAATGATGGAAGTCCACTTGATAGTGTCTGTGGAGTTCCTGTTCCACCACCTTGTAGGGTTTGCTTGAAGTCAGCTCGTGACATAAACTCTTCTGGATCTAAACCTCTTCCCTCTAACAGATTAGCAGTAAACTGTGGATCATATCTTAAATTAGATCCAGCTCCTACATTCCGAATATTTGTTCGGGGTTTAGATATGAGTGTATCAATAAAAGTCTGAGCATCTTGTATGTTTTGTTGTTGTTGATCATCAGAGAATGAAGGAGTGCTAACCACATCAAAGCTACCACCACCTACACCTGATCCAGCAGTAAAATCAAATCCTGCTACAGGATCATCGTCAACAAATGATTGTTGATTGTCATCACTGCCACCAGGATCTTCTTCCGAACCTACATCATCTATTGATGTATCACCACTACCACCAAAAGGATCAGAAGGATTATCAAAACCACCAAAATCACTAAAATCATCAACACCTCCACCAAATTGCATCATTCTAACAGGTTGTGCAGGTGGCAACATCGGCATAGGTGTCATTTGTGACATCTGTGGTTGAAATATGTTGACGTTATCTGTCATAGGGGAGACAGGAGGCATGGAGGATTGCATAACTCCTGTCTGTATGGGAGCTATAGCTCCATTTTTCGGCAAAGTTCCTAAAAATTTGTTGAAATTGCCTCTGCTTTCAGCCGATGTCTCCAATTTCACCTGTGGTGGTTGACCTGGTGATGGTGGGGTCGGCATAAATCCTCCTAGAGGTCCGTTTGCCATGTGTATCTCCACAAAAAACTAGTTTCTGTAGAGATAGTATATCAATTATTTATTTTTGACAACAGGAAGCCCATTTCTTTGTCACTTTGAGCTATAATCTTAGCTGGTACAGGCTCTAATCTTGTCGTAATGGATGTCAGAACATCTTTCATAGACTTTCTTAGCCTTGAAATCCTGTCCATGTCGTACTTTGTCAGAGGTTCTTTATGTTTTTTTACATTTTCATGCACTTTTTCTGCTTCACCACCTCCATTTTGCAAATGTTGTAGTGCCATATGCACAGATACTGGCATTCTTTGTGTGCCATACTCGTAGTGACACCACGTTCTTAGACTTAATCCTAATTTTTTGGATAATTTTGCCTGACTCAAGTTTAAAGCTTTACGAAAATCGTAAACTTCCTTCTTTGTCAGGTCTGCATACCCATAATCAGTTCGTTTCATTGGCTTTCCTTTCGTTCATGTTAACCAAAACTTTGTTTTTTATCATGTCTGCAATCAATTCTTCTTTGTTACTGTAACGATATGCTAAACCATTCCAGTCACAACATACGTTGGCTATGTTTTTCAACAGTGAAGACATCTCCAAACCACGACACATCAACACAGATGCTATCTCTTGCAGTAAATGATCGGTACTTTTGACCTTAAACTCCCTCGTTGTAGAGAGTCGTAACCTATATGTTGTCATTTTTACCTCATTTCATACTAAATATAGTATTGATTGCACAAAAGTGCAAGATTTTTTTGTGAAAAATTTTTTTGGGGTCGTGTTTCAAAAACAAGGGGGTCGTTTGAGGTGAAGTTGGTGTAAAGATTTTTTTGTAAAATTATATATTTTTTGGTGTGGACTATGGTATACACCCCCGATTTTATATAATAAAATCAATAACTTAGACAAAAAAAATAACCTGCTATATTAGCAGGTTATTATTAGAAATTTTTATTTAAGAATTATCTAAATGAAGCAATTCTTTCATTTAGATCTGCAAGTGTTTGGCTATCTAAACCTGCAATTAATTCACTTGAACCACGTTCTTCACTGTTAGAAATAAATTCAATATTGTTAGATGGTCTTTGAATATTTGCAGATGTTAGAACTTCATAACCATTATTAGAATAAGCATTTGATGTACCATATCTAACACCATATTCCTGCTGATTATGTGTAACAATAAAAGGTTCATATCTTTCTTCTGCTCTAATCTCACTTATGGTTCTTCTTACTGATTGAGCATTATTGATATTGCAATGATCCATAATTTCTTGAACTGATCTTCCTCCTGCTACCCTACAAAAAGACCATAGACGGCTTTTAACAGTGTTAGAAGATCTTCCTATATAACTAGGGCTTGTTAGCTCTTCCTGCACTGTATGGGCTTTAAATCGAGTTTGTAAGCTATGGTTAACCATATTCTGCAAAAAGTTAATACAAGTGAAGATTTTATTAGTCTCTAATGTTCCACCATGTGATCTAAATTCTACAGTCTTTTTTGTGTTATAGTGTTGAAGATTTACAGCACTATATTTTCTTGTACCATTTGTATGGTTCTGCACTCTTTCAAGATCATGTTGTGTAACTCTTGCGTTTAGAATTTGTGTAACACTTGCAGGCTTTCTTGACCAATAACCATTTGGTCTATTTGCAGATCTACAAAAACCACCATCGTCACGTCTTGACTTAGCAAAACATGAATGAAAAAAATCTATATGCTTTGATACTCTGTATAAAATATCTTTCATAACTTCTAAAGGTATTCTAGAAGAAGTATTAGTATCAAATAATTGATTAAGTTTATTTTGATCTAATAAATAGTTTCTGTCAGCTTGTCTCATCTCTGTAGAACGTCTTG